TAACATTACACGAGTGAGTAAAAAGTTTTCTGGAAAAACACATGAGATGATTCAAACTATTTTTGATAAGTATTTGAAGGATAAAAAGAACTTGTTAATTCTAGAAGAACATGCATCTAGCACTTCGGTGGTGTCTCCTTTTTGGTCTCCATTGAAACTGATAAATTGGATTTGTGCAAGAAGTTATAAAAATGCACCCAATGTAGTATTTTATGAAAGCAACAAAAATTTCTATTTAACTAGCATTGAACATTTGATTCGATTAGGTGTATCTAACATCTATGATACATTCACATATAGTGCAAGTGCATCATCTGATGAAACTTTAAATGTTAGTGCGCAATTCAAAAGAATTTCCAACATAAGTCCTTCAACATTTTTTGATGTGTTTGAAGCACAAGATTATGGATATTACACTAGCAATTTAATTACACATGACATCACATTGAAACAATATTATGAAAATCCTCATAATCAATATGAGTATCATGATAAAGTATTGAATCTACATGACCAAGGTAAATCACAAACATTTCCACGTGATTTACCTAGAAAACCAGATATGTATCGTCGTGTACGAACTAAACAATACGGAATGTTTGATGAAAACAAAGACCCTTTATATGAAAAATGGGTGGCTCAAAGAAACAGTTTAATGTATGAAGCTGGTAAATTGCATTTAACTATTGAAGTACCTGGAAGAACAGACATTGAAGTGGGTAAAGTGGTGGCACTTAACATTCCAAAATCCACAGAACGTGATTTAAGTGCGGCTACTGGTCGTGATTTAACTGACCCTTATCTGTCAGGTAATTATCTTATCACAGCCATTCGACATCAGTTTTCAACAAACAAGCATATAATGTATTTGGAAGTCATGAAAGATTCTTATCAAAAGGAATTGAGATAATATGGAAAACATTTACGGTAACGGATTTTGGTGGTGGGTTGGTGTTGTTGAAGATAGAAATGACCCTCTCTTTTTAGGAAGATGTAAAGTACGTATTGTCGGTTATCATAATGCTGACAAGGTGGAACTTCCTACCGAGAGTTTGCCATGGGCATATCCCATGCAACCCATCACTTCAGCTGCCATGTCTGGCATAGGCACCACACCCACAGGACCTGTAGAAGGTACCTGGGTGGTTGGATTTTTCCGTGATGGAGAAGATTGTCAAGAACCATTGATGATTGGAACCATAGGTGGTGTGATGGCTCGTTCCTATTATGATAAAATTCAAAATAGAAACAATTTTGGTTTTCAAGACCCAAATAGAAAATATCCATTACCAGAATACATTAATGAACCTGATACTAATCGTTTAGCAAGAAATCAAAAAGTTCAAGAAACAATTGTTCAAAAGAAGAAAGATGAACGAACTTTATTAGTAGATGTGGCCTTAGATGGGGGAACCTGGGAACAACCAGAAATTCCATATGGCCCAAAATACCCATTCAATCACGTTACACAATCAGAAAATGGACATCTAATTGAAATAGATGATTCACCTGGATCAGAAAGATTGCATGTGTATCATAACAAAGGAACCTTTGTTGAAGTTGACGGTGCAGGAACCATGGTTCGACGTATTGTTGGTGATGATTATCATATTGTTGAATGTAATGGATTCATCAACATCAAAGGAAAAGCCAACATCACAGTTGAAGGTAGTTGTAACATTTTAGTGAAAAACAATTGTAATCTTCAAGTAGATGGTGATTTAAAAACACACGTTCATGGAGATTATGAATTGAATGTGGCTGGTAAAATTGACATGGCTGCAGGAAAAGACATCACGGTTCATACCAATGAAGATTTCACAGTTAATAGTTCTACTGACATATTAATGAAATCCGGTGCCAATGTTAAAATTGGCGCAACTACAAAAACAAGTTTCTCTAGTCCCATTACAGAAGGTAACATATTCCAAGGAACATTTAAGGGAGCATTGTCAGTTGCACCTCCTCAACCAGTTCCAGCCTTCACTGTTCCTGAATTATCACCAGTAGATGAAAAAACTCCTGAAGAACCAGAAATAACTCCTCCTGGATTCACATTAACTCCCGAAGACCGAGCTGCATATTTTGCCGAAGCTTTAGAAGCACGACAATCAGATGATCCCATGTCACAAGAATATGCTTCATTGAAACAATCGGAAGCAGATGTCGGAGAAGTGATTTCTGCTCCAGCTTCAAATCCAGAACCTCAACAATCCACCTGCGAACTTGCACAGGCAGTTATTAATGAAGCCGTGAAGTATGTGGGAATGTTGGAGACAGGAACCTCAAGAGGAGCTGCCAATAATACGGGTGGTAAATTAGGGGGAGGAGAACTTCCTCCTGGCCAATCCGGCATCATTGACACCATGGTGAACGCTACTGGTTCTGGTGGTTTCCATGCCGACCGAATTAAGAAAGAAGGTAAAGGTGCAGAATGGTGTGCTTCTGCTGTATATTCCTGGTGGACGGCTGCTGGTGCAACTGCTCCGCCAAAGAGTTATGGGCCTGCTGCTTGTGCCGCTTGGGATAGATGGGGAAGAGAAAAAGGATTGTTGTCTGATACACCTAAACTAGGTGCTGCCATATTATATTACGGTGATCCATCTCGTCCTAATCATGCCAATCATATTGGAATTGTGGCAGGTATTTATCCTGATGCTCCCCCAGATAAACGTATCAAAACAATTGAAGGCAACACTACAGGTGGAGCCGGTTTTAATCGTTCAGGATGCGGATGTTTTGTGAAATATCCAAATCCAAACCGTAAAGTGAAGTATGTGCATCTACCAGATAGTTGCCAAGAACCGCCAGCTGCACCCACAACATCTTCAGATTGTGTGTCAGCTGAAATGGCTGCATTTATTAATAAACTGAAAGGTAAAATTCCAGAAACTGTTCGTCAACAAATTCCAGAAGTAGTATGTAAATTCAACATCAACACACCACAAAGACTATCACACTTCTTGGCACAATGTTCGCATGAAAGCGGTCATTTCCGAGCTGTTAGAGAGAACTTAAACTATTCAGCCAAGTCGTTACGTTCAGTATTTGGTAAATATTTCCCAACTGATGAAATAGCTAGACAATATGAACGTCAGCCAGAAAGAATAGGTAGCCGAGCATACGCCAATCGTATCGGTAATGGTGATGAAGCGTCAGGAGATGGATACAGATATCGTGGTCGCGGATACATTCAATTAACAGGAAAACAGAATTATGCTGCATTTAGAAGATTTGTTCCTGAAGATGTTGTGGCTAATCCAGAGTTGGTAGCTGACAAATACCCACTTCTTTCTGCTGCTTGGTTCTGGAATTCAAGAAACTTGAATAATAAAGCTGATGAAGGAGCCCTCCCTGCTGTTCGAGCTGTCACAAGAGTTGTGAACGGCGGATTCAATGGGTTGGCTGACCGTGAAAAAGAATTCAACAACTTCATAGCTCTCGCATAACCATATAAATATTAAATAAAAATGCCTATTCTTTCACCTAACAAACTATACAAAGACTTGGATTTATCTTTTGCGGCACATCCTCAGACTCAGGATGTGTTGAAAAAAGTAGATGCAAATGCCATTAAACAATCTTTGAAACTGTTGTTGTTTACTAATTTAGGTGAGCGATTGTTTCAACCCAATGTGGGGTCCCCATTATATAATTTGTTGTTTGAGCCTGCGGATGCCATCACAACACTAGCTATCAAACGAAGCCTTGAGAACACCATAAGTCAATATGAACCCAGAATTACATTGGAACTGGTAGAAGTGTTTCCTAATGAAGATGAAAACTCATATGAAATTTCCATATACTTCACACCTATAGGTATCAATCAACCTACGTCCTTGACGGTTACACTAGAGAGATTACGATAATGGCAGAACTCAACATCACAGAATTAGATTTTGACACGATTAAAACTAATTTACGAACCTATCTGGCAGCACAACCTGAGTTCACTGACTATGACTTCACGGGTTCTGCATTAAGTTTGTTGTTAGATGTGTTGGCATATAACACACATTACAATGCTGTATTGGCCAATTTACAAGCCAATGAAATGTTCATTGATACCGCCATTAAAAGAACATCTGTGGTTTCTCTGGCAAAAATGCTTGGATACAGCCCTCGTTCCACAACATCAGCAAAAGCACAAGTGGATTTAATTGTTACCCAAGATGTGACTAGTGAATCTACTTTAAGCATCACGCCTGATGTGAAGTTTAACGCATCCATTAACGGACAATCATTCACATTCAACGTGAATGAATCACAGACTGCTACTCTCAATGAAAGTGGTGTGTTTGAATTCACTGATGTGGAATTGATTGAAGGCATTTATCTATCCAATTCATTTTTAATTGGTTCTGATAACACATCAGGACCATTAATTATTCCAAATAACAATGTAGATACCACTACTATTTTAGTGTCGGTACAAACATCATCATCAAATCTAGCATCCACAGACTGGGTGAAAACATCTACAATTGTTGACATCACAAGCACCAGCAAAGTGTTTTGGGTGGAAGAAAACAATGAAGGGCAATACCAACTCGTGTTTGGTGATGACAATGTGGGAGCAAGTTTAACACCTGGTAACATTGTAACCGTCACATATATCGTTTCAGAGGGAGCAGCTCCCAACGGTGCCAGAGATTTTTCTTTGGTGGGTGATATTGACGGAGAAGATGAGGTAACCATCACTGTTACTTCTCCCGCCAATGGAGGAACCGGTAAAGAAAGCGTTGACAGTATTCGTTTCAATGCACCTAGATATAATGCCAACAGAAATCGTGCCGTCACAGCTGAAGATTACAGAACCATTATCAAACAGAATTTTCCGAAAGCACGCGAAGTAACTGTATGGGGCGGAGAAGAAAATGATCCTCCTGTTTACGGTTCAGTGTTTATTTCTGTAGATCCGGTCTCCAATTCTGTTATCACCACTGCAGACCAAGATTTCATTAAGGAATCCATATTGCGTCCAAGAAGTGTGATGAGCATTAAACATGAGTTTGTGGATCCTGAATATGTTTATCTTGGTTTAGAAGGTATTGTAAATTACAATCCAAAATTAACATCATTAAAAGCCTCGGATATTTCTGTTCTTGTGTCCGCTGCCATTGAAGATTATTTTGACAATGAGTTAGGAACTTTAGATAGAACATTTTTCCTATCGAAATTGTCTGAGCGTGTTAAACAAACTAACACTTCAATTGTTAGTTCGTTGTTTAAAATGCGACTACAAAAAAGAATACCTATCGGTCTTAACAACACATCTGGATATTCTAAAGTGTTGAATTTCTTAACAGCCATTGACCCAGAAACATTTAGAAGCAGCAATTTTTTAACTACCATCAATGACTTAACGTATGAAGGATACCTACAAGATTTTAGTGATGATGCTGTTAGCAACGATGATGGAAGTGGCACCATTAAATTTATAAGTAAAGATACCAATTTACCTATCCTGACCGTCGGTACCATTCATTACAATACTGGTATTGTGACCCTACAAAATGTTATTGTTACTGAGTATGTTGGTAATGTGTCAGAGTTATACCTATATGTACGTCCACAACCTTTATATCAAAACATTTCAAGTGCTGTGGTACGAACATCAGACACATCTGCATTTGCTGTAGCAGCATTACCATCACGAAATAGCATTTTAACTTTAGATGATAGTCAAAGTAATTCAGCAGCAAATATTGTTCCTGGTTTATCTATTAGTAGCCGTCCATACACTGAAGTATAATGTCCATTAAGAGAAAGCTACATCATTTAATTTCAGGACAAATTCCTGAATTTGTTCGGGCTGAATACCCGCAATTTGTCACCTTCCTAGAACACTATTATAAGTTTCTAGAAAATCAAGGTCAGGCACATGATGTGCTTCTTAGCAACATGGATTGGATGGACATTGATGAAACATTGGATGTATTCATTCCATATTTCAGAAATCAGTTCGCTTATGATATGCCAAGCGACACGGTTCTTGATAACCGTCGTTTGATAAAATACATCAATCAATATTACGAAGCTAAAGGTTCTGAAACGGCTACGGAAATGTTTTTCCGTTTCATGTTCAATGATACAGCTACCGTAAAATATCCAGGTGATTATCTTCTTCGTGCTTCAGATGGTAGATGGAGCAGAAAACGTTTCATCAAGGTAGATACTACAGAATTTCCAGATGAAAACATCTATGAACTGAAAGAAAAAGTCATTACGTTATATTATTTGGAATACATTGAAGGAGCTGGTAATTTTGCGCGAACAGTTACCACACGATGCTTAGATGTCTATGAAACATCACGTCCTAACATCTATCAACTGCAAGTTGACATCAATCCCAGCTATCAATTTCCAGATGACATTTCTGCTGACCTTACATTAGCACCAAGTTTAGGTAACTATGATACGCACGTATATGTGCAATATGTTGATGATGAAACTATTACATATGGTACCATCTCCAAACAGCTAACATCGGTTCTTAGTGTTGATGAACCAGGTAGCAAATTTCGTCGTGACGATACCTACTTCGTTTCAGAAACAGGTCTAGAAGGGTTATACTTTGCCGGTGACTACACGGAAGTTACCACAGGGTCTGCTGCGTATGCCTATGAACTACTGCAAAACAACGCCATTGTTCGTGTAGTTAAAACAGAAAACACATTTGCTGAACAATACTTCCTTGAAGATTACACATTGTTCGGTGATTATGCATCTGCTCCTACACGGGGTAAAATCAAGTTGTTGTCCATCGTGGATAGCGGTGAGAAGTTCTTGGTTCGTAAGACAGGTGTAATTGAATCTGTCACCATTCTAGACGGTGGCTCTGGATATGCTGTAGGTGCCACTGCTGTGAATCTTGTAGGTGACGGTTCTGGTGCCGAATTCCGTGTGTTGGTATCTGGCGGCAAAATCACACAAGTCACGGTGGTGAACGGTGGTTCCAACTATAGCACAGAAATCAATCCCGCCACAGGACTTCCTTTAACATCATTGACCGCCTCGGGTTCAGGTACTGGAGCTGTGTTTGAAGTGAACATTTCCACAGGATACACACCTGTGAAAACCTTCTCTGTGGATTTCAACAACGGTCGTTCAGGTTCTTCAACTGCTGCCATCACGTTTGCCACAGGTCACATCTATCATGCACCTGGTGAATATGTTGATAACGCTGGCTTCGTGTCCGACATCATTGTTCTTCAAGACAATGATTACTATCAACCCTATTCCTATGTCATTGAAACCACAGAACAATTATCTAACTGGAAGAGCACATATTTAAAGAGTTCACATCCAGCTGGCTTCAAGATGTTCTCCAACTTGTTGTTGACAGGTGACATCACACCACCTGAAGTGGTAGTTGAAGATGACTTCAATCAAGTGGATGTTGAGGATTTACCATATCGTGCATTGGAAGACACAGTTACAATCTCAGAAGATGTGGCCAAGGCTATTAGTCGTCCTGTAACCACAGACACATTATCTACTTCTGACAACGTGGAAGTGGCTCTTGTATATCTCCAATATCCTTCAGACACAGCATCTACATCAGATGTGTTGACACTAGATACAAGTATTGGTACATCTGATGTTGTAACCACAGGTGATGTGTTAACACAAGATGTAGAAAAATCATTGAGTGATAGCACTTCAACAACAGATGAAGCCATTTTTAGTGTGGCAATTTCCGTTACTGATAGTGTAACCATCACAGATAGTTTACGACATGATTTTGACCAACAAGATGACGTAACATCTGACCTTCAAGAAGATGTATCTACAGTTGATGTTACATCATTTGATGTAGAAAAAACATTATCTGATACATTCACAACAACAGATAGCACAGCACTAGAAACAGAAACCTTATACACCGATTCAGTGTCAACATCAGAAGTTACAACATTGATAACTGACATGGTGTTTACTGATACTATCACGGTTTCAGATACTACAAGTGTAAACTTCAATCAACAAGATGACGTAACATCTGACCTCCAAGAAGATGTAGGATTGAATGATACTCTTGCGTTCGCATTAGATAATGTGATTTTAGATTCGCAACCTGTAACTGATAACATTACTTCATTAAGTGTTGAATTAGAAAAAACTGAAAATGTAATTACATCTGACGTTTTAGTAAAAGATGTTGAACTCACAGTATCAGATTCCTACTCAACAATTGAAAATGTTGTGTTAGAAACAGATAATATGCTATCTGATACAATTTCTGCATCAGATAGTTTAGATGTATTGATTGTGATTCCAGTATCTGTTTCTGATACCGTGACCACAACAGATGTTTTAGAAAAAGATATTAGTTTTAGTTTAACTGATAGCATCTCGTTGTCTGATACAGCAATTCGTAGTTTCAATCAAGAAGATGATGCTTCCAGTGACTTGTCTGAATCATTGTCACTTGCTGATGCCGCAACTTTGGAAATAAATCAAGTTTCCACAGACAATATAAGTACTTCAGATGTTCTAGTGAAGGAAATTGCGCTTGGTATCTCTGAAGTAGTTACACTTGCTGATGATTTAACTAATGACTTCAGCCAAAACAATGACGCAACAAGTGACTTCTTAGAAGAAATCACTGTATCAGATGCCACAGCATTTGATATTGATTATGTTGTCCCAGCTGACACAACTACCGTCTCAGACGCCAATGTTCTGGAACCATTAAAGAATATCTCTGATACACAAAATATCACAGACGCAGGTGGAACCATCTGGGTAGATAGTTATTTCGTGAACGGTAGATACTCTGCTTCTCCATATGTTGAAGGAGATTATGTGGGATCTGGATATAGTTTATAAATTTTGTATAAATACTAGTATTGATTAGTAGTTTTTCGACAACCAAAACAACCAGAGGAAAAAATGGAAGAATTAATCAAAGCAACCGGTAAGTTGACAATCGTTCTACATGATGAAAATGGTGTTGTAAAAGAAGAACGTCATGTTGACAATCTAGTTGTGTCAGTAGGTAAGGCCTACATCACATCACGTATGATTGGCACATCATCAGGTGTAATGTCACACATGGAAGTGGGCACTGACAACACTTCACCAGCAGCTGGTGACACAGCACTTGGTGGTGCAGTGGCTTCATCACGCACAGGGTTGACATCTTCAACACAAACCACATCATCAAGCACCAACGATTCAGTGCAATATGTTTGCACATTCCCAGCAGGTACAGGTACTGGCGCTCTTGTGGAAGCAGGTATCTTCAATGCTTCATCAGCAGGTACCATGTTGTGCCGCACTGTGTTCTCAGTAGTGAACAAGGGTGCATCTGACGCTATGACCATTACTTGGACTGTCACACTTTCATAATTAAAAACTAATGCCAGCTTTATTGCCGATTAGGTTCCGGACGGAACTAGCACGCAGTTTTCACCGAGATATTGTAAATACATTAAATGTTCCTAGTGGAGAGTTGAACACTCTGAATACACTAGATACAACAATGTATACCTATTCGGCAGCGGCTGGTGACACCACTTTCTCTGGGGAAGATGTCAAGGGTAAAACTTTGGCATACACCCCAGGCAGAGTGGAGGTGTACGTTGATGGTGATAAAATCTTAACTGAAGATTATATTGCAACGAATGGCACCAGCATAGAACTTCTAACACCCACGGGTGAAGAAGTGACAACATTGACCTTTCGTGGTATTCAATTTGCTGACACGGCAATAAACACCAGTGAAGATACCATCACCTATGTTGACCATGGATTCAATGAAGGTGACCAAGTGCTGTACTTTGAAAATGGTGCCACAACTGGCATCACCAACATGGTGAATGCAGTATCTTACTATGTGATTTTTATTGATGAAGATACCATTAAGTTGGCTACAAGTAGAGCATATGCCATTGCTTCAACACCCACAGCTATCAACCTTGATGGATCTCCATCAGGGTCAGCATTTCAATTGGTGTTGATGGAAGAATATTTTGACGGTGCTGCGGTAGATACACAACTTGTGAATTTACATGGCATCACAGTTCCTACTACAGGTGTTGATATAAGCACAGAAACCATCACATCATTGAATCATGGTTTATCTGATGACGATATAGTAACATATTATTCCAACGGTGGTACTGCCATTGGAGGATTAACCAATAACAATGAATACTATGTTGTGAATGCCACAACTGACACTTTTCAGTTGTCATTGACATCTGGTGGGTCAGCAATCAATTTAACTGGTACTGGAAACAGTTATCAAGCATTTTTACGCCTTGATAACACGTTGTATATTGCTTCTCACGGTTTTGTAACCGGTCAAGAAGTCATCTTCACAGAAGATGGAGGAAGCATTTCAACGTTGACAGACACCACTCATTACTATATCATTAAATTAACCAACAACACATTTCAGTTGGCTACAACATTGGCTAATGCAGAAGCAGGTACAGCCATCAACATCAAACCTGATTTTGAATTAGGGGACATGACGTTGACAGGTCCTTTGGACCAAACAGTTACCATCAATACTTTCACACTTACAAATTATCCAAATCCTCACGATTATTTCTATGTGTTTCTATCACGACCAACGGAATGGGCTAATGAACCCACACCGCCAACTCCTGTAGATGCACGTGCAGATGATTCTTCCATTAAACGGAACATTTTAGGTGTGAAGAAAGTAAATCCAAGTGATGTAACCTTGATGGCAGATAGAATTGATTGGACAACAGATACCGTGTATGACCAATATGATGATACAATAGATATGTCTGATTTGGATTTCTATGTATTCAACTCCGACAATTTCAGAATTTATAAGTGTTTAAGTAATAACAATGGTAATCCATCTACTGTGAAGCCAACTTTCTCGGAAGTGGGCCCCAAGACGTTATCAGATGGATACATTTGGCAATTGTTGTATGAAGTACCTGCCGCCGACCGTGTGAAGTTTTTAACAGCCGATTACATTCCTGTGAAGTTCTATGGTACATCCACACGATTTGACCATAACGGTACTATCAGTGAAATCATCTTAGAAGACCAAGGGTCAGGTTACACAACAACACCTTCTGTCATCATTGTGGGTGATGGTGTAGGAGCTGAAGCATCTGCTGTAGTTGGTAGTGGTTTAGTTACTGAATTGAATTTAACAAACGGTGGTTCTGGGTATAGTTTTGCTTTCGTATTGATTCTTGGGGGAGGAGGCACGGGTGCCTCAGGTTCTGTCACCATTGAAACAACAGACCTTCCCAACATCATCAATCAAAACGTGGCAGGATATGCCGTTGCCACAAACGGACAAATTGACTTCATTGAAATTGTAGATGGAGGCACAGGATATGTCGATGCTACAACCACTGTGAACATCAATGGAGATGGTGAAGGTGCTGCTGCTGAACTCACTGTAGTTGATGGTGAAATCACCGCTGTGACCATCACGGACCGTGGTCAAGGATACACGTTTGCTGAATTGACAATTAATGGAGATGGAACCAACGGAGAACTTCGAGCTGTCATTTCTCCACAAGGCGGACATGGTTCCAACATTCCACAAGAATTGTTTGCTACAACTCTAGGCATTACAGTAAGTATCGAAGATTTCCAAGAAGATTTCTTTTTGGAAAATGATTTCCGTCAATATGGAATCATCAAGAACATTAAAACTGCTGACAATGAAACATTGTTTTCATCTAACACAGGAAATGCCTGTTTTGTGTTGAATGTTCCTGATGCTACACAATACCATCTTGATGATGTTGTAACAACAGATAGTAACGGTAAATATCTTGTTGTGTATGTGAATGAAGAAGATGATGTAATCTATCTGCTACCTGTGATAAATAATATCACAGAAGAATCGGTTCTAGAAAACACAACGACAGGTACATCTGGTCTTACCGTCACTTCTTTGACACAACCAGAAATTTCTCAAAGAACCGGTGAAGTTATCTACTATAACAACATCGCTCCTCTTGTTCGACAACTTGAACAAACTGAAACATTTAAATTGTATATCAACTTCTAATAACACATGGCCACTAAGCTAAATCTCAACACCTATCCATATTATGATGATTTTGATTTGGACAAAAACTTCCACAGAGTTTTGTTCAAGCCTGGTTTTGCTGTACAAGCTCGTGAATTAACACAATTACAAACCATCCTTCAAGACCAAATTAAACGATTTGGTGATAACATCTTCAAGGAAGGTTCTGTTATTTCTGGTTGCCCAGAATCCACAAATTTTGGTGTTGATGTTATTAAAATTTTAGATACAGATACAGCCGGTCAAGAAATCACCGATGCAGCTCTACTAGCATTGGAAGGAAAAATTCTTGTTGGTGCTGATGACAACGTGAAAGCTGTTGTGAAGAAAGTTGCTACTGGTAGTGAAACCACTACGTATAAGGCATTGTTTCTACAATACGTTTCACAAGGTGATTCAGGAACCACTGAAACATTTGCTGCCGATGAAGTATTAACACAAGATGATGATGAAAACATAACAGTCATTATTGCAGATGCTTCACAAACACCTGTGACTAAAGGTTCTTTATTCTCTGTGGGTGATGGTGTTGTGTATGCCAACGGTTACTTCATTCGTCACTACGCACAAACCATTGTATTAGAAAAATATAGCGAAACACCAAGCAAAAAAGTAGGATTTTTAGTATCTGAAGAAGTCATCACATCTGATGATGACGAAACATTGTTGGATCCAGCACAAGGTGCCTTCAACTATACCGCACCTGGTGCTGACCGTTTCAAATTATCTACAGAACTTGTAGCTTATCCCATCAATGAAACAGTAGAAGGTTTCTTCGTACTTTACGAAGTAAGTGCAGGTGCCATCAGTCGTAGATATGATAGAACACAATATGCTGAATTAAATAAAACTTTGGCACGTAGAACCTATGATGAATCAGGTGATTATGTTGTGCGTCCATTCAACTATCATATTCGTGAACACTTAGTGGATGATGACACAGATGGTGTCTACACATCAGGACAAGGTGGCGACAATGGAAAACTTGCTCTTGGTGTGGAACCAGGTAAGGCATATGTTCGTGGATTTGAATATGAATTGTTTGCCACAAAATATCTTGATGTTGTAAAGCCTACAGACACCAATGAAAGAACCGCTGTTCGTTTATCTACTGCATATGGAAACTATTTGATTGTAGATGAAATGTGTGGTAACATTCCTTCTAATGGATCATTGGTATCATTACGTGGCGCCGCAGCAGGTGCAGTAACAGCAGGTACTTACTCATCAACATCAGCTCCAGGTTCAGAAATAGGTACTGCTCGTATTGCCACTGTAGAATACATTTCAGGAACATCAGGTTCTGCAACCGCACGTTATCGTGTATATCTTTATGATATTGAAATGACAGGTGGCAGTGTAAGTGATATTCGTGGCATTTATTTTGATAATGCTTCAAAAGATTTCCATGCAGACGTAGCTGATACACCTGCTGTATTGAAAGAAAGTTCATTTGCACCTTACATTATTCCTACCACTTACGATTACGTTAAAACATTACAACCTAACACACTAGACAATTCATTTGTCTACAGAAAACATTTCACTTCTGTAGCAGTAGCAGCCAACGGTTCTGCTTCTGTTAGCGTTTCAGGTGATGAAAACTTTGCATTCACGACATCAACCAATGCAACAATTCTAACAGAATTCATAGTTATTGCTGAAACTACTATTAGCACAGGTAGCACCATTTACACAGCGGGACAAGTTATCAACATGGTGGGCGCCAATACAACAGTTACACCTGGTACCAACACCATCAACTTCAACATCTATACTCCAGGTAGTTTAACTGGAAGTCCTACTGTGTCTGTGTTGGCTTCTGTTTCTCGTTCTGATGTTACCCCACGAACAAAAACGTTGAGTAACGACCGATATGTTCGTATTCAAACAACCAAGAAGTTAGGATATGTAAGTTCTGGTACCTACTTAACAGCAACAGCATCCACAGGAAGTGCAAACATTGCCTTCTCATATAATGCTTCTGTGGACATTACAACCGAAGATTGTCCAGTTGGTAGCAAAATTTACACTAGTGCCAATGCGTTGCTTGGTACTGTTTCTTCTGTAACAGCAAGAAATGATGGAACATCTACTGGACCTATTGTAGTATTAACTGGCAATTCTGCTGCATCCATTACCACAACTAGCTCTACACCATTACGTGTTGCTCATCCTAACTGGGATGTGGTAGCTAAGAGATTCACAACACCCGCTTCACTTGGATTGTATGACATTTACGCTGTGGATTATGTGAAGGCAGGAGATGTGGAAACAAGCTGGGCCACCATCAACACTTCAGGCGATGACTACACAGGACAATTTAGAATTAAAAATGGCCAAACAGACAGCCACTACAATCTAGGAACCATTGATGGAGGATTCTTAGAAGAACGTAGATATGTTGTTCGTGTGGACCATTTTGTTCATAGTGCTGGCGCCTTCTTCAATGTAGATTCATATCCATTGCCTGCACAAGGTAGTAGCCCAACATCTACACAAATAGATTGGCACAAGATGCCTGTTTACATGGCATCCAATGGTAAGAAATATGAAATGCGTGATTGTGTAGATTTCCGTGTCACTGTAGCCAACGTGGCAACATCCACAACTACATTGACATCTTCCAACATCAATCCCATTGGATACACAGCATCAACCAAGGCATACACAGGATTCACACCATTCTACATTCCTCATCCACAAGAAGAATTCATCACTGATGTTGAATGGAATCTTCCCCGTATTGACAGAGTGGTGTTGGACGCAGATGGCAACTTCACTGTGGTTCAAGGATTGGCATCTGAAAATCCATTAACACCTAAGTTACCAAGCAATTGCATGGATTTAGGTGTGTTACAACTTCCTCCATTCCCTGCTCTATCACCAAAGGCAGCAAAATTGGCTGGACGTCCTGTAAATGCATCTAGCTTCAGCAAGGCAGATTTACAACGCCGTTACACCATGGCAGACATTGGTGTCATTGAAAAGCGTCTGGGTTCATTGGAAGAATTCACAAAACTTTCTTTCTTGGAACAAAAGACCATCAATGCTTTGATATATAATGACACAGGTGAAGAACGATTCAAGAACGGTGTTCTAGTAGATTCATTTGATAGAGCTGAAAAAATCAACTTGAACAATGAAACCAATGATTGTTTAATTTATCAAGGCGTGCTTTCTCCTCGCTTAGATGCCGACCCAATTGATTTAGAAGTGGCTAGCACCAGTAGTATATTGTTAGCTCCAACAGATGCCAAGATTGTTGTTCGTCAAACAGTTGGTGCCACCAACTTCGGTATTGGTGAAACTGTAAGTCAAGCCACATCAGGTGCAACAGGTGAAGTTGAACATCGTGTAGAAATTGCACGTGGTGGAAATTACAAGTGGATTCGTTTATATCTTGTGAATTGCACAGGCACTTTCGTAGCCAACACAGCCTACACAGTGACCGGTACTACAACTAGCACCACAGGATTAATTACATACACAGGCATCACAACAGCCATTCTTGCTGCCGATTTCCGTCCAGACTTGGTGAGTTACCCTGCTGATGGTGAAATTGCAACATTACCTTATGAACACGTGGTGTTCACAGAAAACCCTTATGCATCTGAATCAGTATCCGTGACCAATAATGTTGTGTATGGATATGAAGGTAGCATTGGTTTAATTCCTGCTGAAGATATCTGGTATGAACACAGAACACAACCACAAATCATCAATCACTACAACACTGAAGTCATCATCAAGGAAGTTGAAAAACAAGTGGAAGTAATTCGTGAAGTTGAAAAAATTGTGGAAGTAAAAATTCCAATGCCAATTATCATATACGAAGAAGTACTTCCTCCTCCACCTCCCCCACCTCCAGTGAAGAAAGAAAAACCTGTGGTTCCTGTGTTCGTGGAACAAAATTGGAACTTGAAACCCATCAAGATTGATAGTGTGGGCGGCGCTCTAGGTCCTCCAGCCATCATCTCAGTGACACCCACCATCATTGATGAAGGATTCCCAGTGTTCTTGCCATTGGATTCTCCAGCACCACCTGAAGAAACACCTCCTGTATATGGAGGAGGCGGCGGCGGTGCAACTGGACGTGACCCAGCTTCAGTGTACGGCGGTGGCATGGCATGGAAGGGTGGTGAAATAGAACCAATATCATCATTTGGTTTCCAAGACGTTAACGCAATTTAATTAGGAATTATTATGTCCATTAATCCACCAAATTTACAAGCACCTGCTGATGAACCACTAAGCTATATGCGTAGTGCCACAGTGAACTTCAATGCCAAAGGATTGAAGCCAAACACTCGGGTGTATCCTTTCTTTGACGGACAACTTGTCACCGACCACTGCCGTAACATAACTGCTACAGTGTTTGGAGGAAATCTTGTAACTGATAACAACGGTGAAATATCTGGTGTATTTCGTATTCCTGCTGAAACATTCAAGACAGGAACTCGTCTGTTCACATTGATTAATCATCCTTCAAATCCTACAGCTGAAACAGATTGTGTGGCTATTACCTCCTACACATCTAAGGGTGCTATCACTTATGACACAGGTAAGATAGGATCCACACGTGCACCTAACATCACATTTGCACGTTCAACATCACCCAGAGAATTATCTGTAGAACGTACTGTAACAGTCAATCCATCTACAACATCATTCAAAGATCCAGTTGCTCAAACTTTCTTCGTGTCTGGGCAAAACAATGGTATCTTCATCACCAAGATTGATGTATTCTTCAAGACGAAGCCTTCTGTGGCCAATGTACCCATTACATTACAAATTCGAACCACAACCAATGGAAATCCTGGAACAGAAATTCTTCCCTTCAGCACAGTAACATTATATCCTAAAGATGTGAATGTGTCCTCTGATGCTGAGGCACCAACACAATTCACATTTGAATCTCCTGTGTACTTGAAGAACAATGAAGAATATGCTGTAGTTCTATTGCCTGCCGGTGGTCGTGAAGGATATGAAATTTGGACAGCAGTTCTTGGACAAAACAAAATTGGTACAGAAGAAAAAATTGACAAACAACCCGCTGCTGGTCGGTTGTACATTTCAAGCAACAGCGTGAATTGGACCGTCTCAGAATCAGCAGACATGAAGTTCACGGTGTATCGTGCCAACTTCAATGTATCAAGTGGAACATTGATTTTAAAGAACAAGAAGATTGATTATCTTGGCATTTCTTCCAACTCAACTGAAGTATTGGTGGGTGACACTCTCACAGGTGTAACCAGCAGTGCAACAGGAACTGTGTTAAACTTTGACCGTTACAACAAAGTGGCTCATGTGGAAATTGTTTCTGGTACCTTCAGTGACGGTGAAACTATAACAATCAAGAGAACATCAGCGGCATCAAGCTCAGGTACTGCCATCATTTCATTAGAACCATATGAAGATAATGTTGAAGGAAAACTTCTACATCGTTTGGCACCTGGCATCTCATACATTGAGTACAATGACTCAGCTGTATCATTTGAACATAAAATCTACAATTCATCTGAAGTGGATCCAGCATCATATACACCCATGAAGAAAGAAGGTGTCTTTACATTGGGTGAAGAAAAAACTGTGTACTCACATTCATATGAAACACTGGCTGGGGGATTGAACATCACGGACGATACAGAAGGTTCTGTAATGGTGAAAGTAAATTTCTCAACTAGCAATTCCAATATTTCACCTGTGGTTGACATCACAAAATCACAAATTGTAGGTTATGAAAATGTGATTCGTAGCACCAGAAGAACATTGTCAGGCACATCTACATTTAGCACTGGTAGCACAACTATTACCGGCAAAACATCCGGTGATGAAACTGCGTTCATTGACCAAGTAATCCCAGGTGCAGTGCTTCGTAACTCTGAAGGTAAGGTTATAGGTGTGGTACGTGCGGTCACTGCACGTGATAGCATCACATTGACAGCTAATGCTGCTGTCTCTGGAACTGATGACATCATCACCGTGGATTATGAAGCAACTGATGTGAAGGGTAATGCAAAATATCATACACGTTTCGTGTCACTTCCAACTGGTGGTGAAGCAGATGATTTAATGGTGTTCTTGGATGCCGATATTCCAGCTGGCACAGATGTGATTGTGTACGGAAAACTTCTAGGTGTGGGTGATACCACAGAACCTAAGAATCGGCCTTGGACACAAATGATTAAGAGTGCAGCCAGCAACAGTCTAGGAGCAGGTGAATTGGTGTACAAGTTTGACAAAAATGGTCATGATGAAAGCACTGTAGTGGGTGGATTGAACAGCTCAGGTGTGTTTGAATATGTGGCTAACGGTTCAACTTTCACTCAATTCAGTGTGTTTGCAGTGAAGATTGTGATGACCAGTGTGGATTCCTACTATGTTCCAACAGTAAACAGTATGCGTGCTTTAGCACTTATGGCATAATCTCATGGATGAAACGAAAATTCAACGTGACAAGTCTAGCTCTGCTGTAGTAAACACTGACTTTGATGGGTTGGCAGCATATAAAGCCAGAAGATACAGTAAAGACAAAATGAAAGAACTTGAAACTGATATAAATAGTGTAAAACAAGAATTAACAGATATTAAAAATATGCTACAACTCTTAATTGCAAATAGAGGATAACGATGTCCACATTAACCTTAAGAAACGTAAAAGGTACACCACTAACAAATACTGAAGTTGACGATAACTTTAGTAATTTGAATACCGATAAATTGGAGAAAGATGGTAGTAACTCCATGACCGGTAAACTAACAACCGTTACCAGTAGTTCTTCAACTGCTAGTATTCGTGTTGTAGCTGGTAGTGCCGATCCCACTTCACCTGTCTCTGGCGACTTTTGGAACAACGCCGGTGACTTCAAGTTCTATACAGGTTCAGCAACACGCGTTCTAACAACATTGGACGGTGCACAAACACTCACCAACAAAACGTTAGATGCTGCCATCGTTACCAATGGTTTGTATTTTGAAGGTGCAACCGCTGACGCCTTTGAAACATTACTAACAGTTGTTGACCCAACAGCAGATAGAACCATCACTATCCCTGATGCCACAACTACGATGGTGGGTACTGATGTATCACAAACACTTACTAACAAGACCATCAATTTAGCAAACAACACGTTGACTGCCACATCAGCACAAATGTTAGCTGCTGTAACTGATGAAACAGGTACTGGTTCTTTAGTATTCGCTAATACTCCTACATTAACAACACCTGTCATCGCAGAAATTGATACTGCCGCAGATTTTACTATTGATGCAGGCGCAGACATCAATCTTGATGCTGATGGTGGCGACATCATCTTGAAGGATGGTGGTACTGAATTTGGTCGGTTAGTAAACAATGCAGGTCAACTTCGTATTGCCAGCAGTTCATCCAACACAGCCGCCATCAACTTAACAGGTGCAGAAGTTGCATTAGTAGGTGATTTAACCATTGGTGGTAATGACATCAAGTCCTCAGGTGGTACAACAGCAATTACATTGAACACTGCTGATGTCACTGTAGCTGGTGATTTGCAAGTTACTGGTAATGATATTAAGTCATCAACAGGCGCTGTTGCCATCTCATTGTCAGGTGTTGACGTAACAGTTGCTGGTAATTTAACCATCAACGGTACAACAACCACTGTGAACAGCACCACACTTGATGTGGATGATGTGAACATCACTCTTGCCAAGGGTAATTCCACAAACGCAGGTGCTGATGGTGCAGGTATCACTGTTGAAGCCACAACAGCAACCAACAAGACATTTACATATAACAACGGCAATGATTCATGGACAAGTTCAGAACACATGAATGTTGCAGCCGGCAAACAATATCGTATCGGTGGTTCACAAATTGCTGCATCCAATTTGAGCAACGGCACCACAGGTTCAGGTAGTGTTGTTCTTTCAACAAGTCCTTCTTTAACAACACCAGCACTTGGTACACCATCAAGTGGCACATTGACCAATTGCACAGGACTTCCAAACGGTGGTCTTCTAAACAGCTCCGTCACTGTGACAGCAGGTACAGGTATGTCAGGTGGTGGTTCTGTTGCTCTTGGTAGCTCAGTCACACTAACCAACGCTGGTGTAACTTCTAACGTAGCAGGTACTGGTATTTCTGTATCAGGCGCTACAGGTGCAGTTACTATTTCTAACACCGGTGTAACATCAGCAGTGGCAGGTACCGGTGTAGGTGTCAGCGGTGCCACAGGTGCAGTCACCTTCTCAATTGGTCAAGCTGTCGCCACAAGTTCCAACGTTCAATTCAATAGCTTAGGTGTAGGTACCGCAGGTTCTGGAACCGCAGGTGAAATCCGGGCCACCAATGAAATCACAGCATACTACTCAGACGCTCGTTTAAAGAATTTCCATGGCACCATTGACAATGCACTAGAAAAAGTAACCACATTGAATGGTTACTACTTCACTGAAAATGAATTAGCTAAATCATTGGGTTATAACAATGATGCTGTACAAGTTGGTTTGAGTGCACAAGAAGTTCAAGCAGTGTTACCACAAGCTGTTACTCCTGCACCAATTGATGAACAATATTTGGCAGTGAAATATGAAAAGTTAGTTCCACTATTAGTTGAAGCAGTAAAGAGCCTAAAGGCTGAACTCGATGAAGTAAAAAAGAATTGCAACTGTAATAAATAATTTTGGCCTTTTAGGGGTAAACAATGGGTACAATACCAAATACTGGTTCGGCAATCACGATGGGGCGTGTGCGTAATGCATATGGTCTGGCAGGTGCTGCTAGATTGCGTGCAGATTTAGGTGCACAAATTGGTATAACCACCGGAGCCATCTTACTATCTCAAAACTTCGGCGGGAGAACAACACCCCAAGTCTATTAATACTTGACATTTTATAGAATTGATATATATTTCTTATTATACTATTTTTAGTGGAGTGAATCATGAGTGAAAACATCTATGACTTATTAATAAATTCAGTTAACACACACCCATCGGAATATGAAGAAAGGTATGTCCGATGGGTTTCTATTGGGTACGATAAAAAGGTCTTGTCTGAATTATTGTATGAACTACAATATTTAAAAGAAAAGAATGAGTGGCCAGAACGGATTGCATTTCTTGAGGACATTCTAGCACAATATGATCCTCAACATTTATTGAACTTGTTGAACAACGAGCCGCAGACCACAAGATTTGCCATTATTGAAAAATGGGCGAGAATGGCTGCCATGGAAATTTTAATTTATGACAAGTATAGTGTAGATACATTGAATACTGTCACACAATTTCCTCTTGCAGATTATCAGTTATTCGTAAAAAGAGTTTTTGAAATTACATCCATGATTAGAGACATCACCACGCAATCCACCTCATTGGCAGCAGGGGTTGCTGGATTATGAAGAACATTTATGATTTAAGTGTTTGGAAAACTAAACCCACTAAACTAGCTGTATTAATTCCTTGTAAGGAATCTATGTATAGTTTATTTACTGCGTCGTTAGTGGAACTAGTGAAAACTACAACCATGGCAGGTATTGACGTTCACGTAATATATGACCAGAGTACAATTTTATTAAAGCAACGTGAAACATTGGCAAAACAGGCATTAGCTATCAAAGCAGATTATGCATTATGGCTAGATTCAGACATGATGTTTCCAAGCACCACTGCAATGCGATTGATGGGTCACAATGTTGATGTAGTGTGTTCCAATTATATGAAACGTTCAGTTCCTTTGCAAACTGTTGCATACCCAGAACGTGGCAATTGGGAAAACTGGTTACCTTTAGAACATCATCAAGACTTACAAGAAGTTGAAGGTGTAGGAATGGGTTGTATGATGATGAAAACCGAAATATTGAAAAAAATTGAACCTCCATACTTCAACTTTGAATATTATGATGGAGATTGGCACGGAGAAGATTTCTACTTCCAACAAAAACTTAGGAGTGTCGGATATAAAATCCTCATTGATATGAATTTAAGCACACAAGTTCGTCACATAGGTCAATGGGCCTTTGGTTCCAGTTTAGGTGTAAATGAAGAAAAACGTATAGACAATGAAATCAAAAAAATTACCAAAATGAAAAGGGTGAAGAAACATGCTGAATAATGAAACATGGTTGGCTCATAGTGATTTGTTTAAACATCACTGGATTTTAGAAACAAAGCATTGGGTTCGTAGTCTTGGATGGTTCACAGATTTCATAGATACAGTGAAGGATGCTGGTGGATGGGCCCAAGCTGGAGATAAAGAACTAACGGCATTTGATTATGTTGACATCATTGACGGTAAGGGATCGGAACGTAAACTGTATCGTTGTACAGATGGCATCACTTGGGAACACATTTCTGGTCCTGTAGTGTTTGTTGTTCGTAAGGATGCTGAACAAGTGTTTATTGCGGGCTGGGCCGGAGAAAAGAAAGTCATTGAAAAGATGAAGAAGGAAAGTGATGATCCGTGGGAATGGTCTGACAAGATGATTATTGAAGTGGACCCTATCGTGGCACTACACACCTTAAAGGTTCGAAGAACTGCCAAGAAGGATCAAGTTCCAGTATTTTTCGTAAGTAACGGAGAAAACAATGCTGACGAGAATTGGAAGCATTTGGTGAAATTATGCCCACGTGCTGTTCGTATTGATGGCATTAATGGCCGTAGAAAAATGTTTCATCGGTGTGTGGATTTGGCAGGAGATGCTACACAATTCTTTGTTGTAACAGGTAAAAATTACATCACAGATGGTTCCGTGTTTGATTATCCTGTGGAAACTATTTCTGATGCACATATCATTTTTCATGCAAAAAACATGAGCAATAGATTACAATATGGACACATGGGTGTGGTATGTTACAATAGCAATCTAGTGTTAAATACACCAGAAGATTTCGGTCTAGATTTCACACAATACAGCAAGACTATCACAGTTCCAAGAACAGTAAGTGAAGCTGTGTTTGCTACATCAGAATATGAGGCTTGGAGAACAGCATTCCGTGAAACAGTGAAATTGACCGTGAACTATGGTGATGATGCTCATTTATGGTTGGACCGTTGGTTGTCGTTTGCAGAAGGACAATATTCTGATTGGGTCTTGAAGGGTGCAAAAGAAGGGCATGAATATGCTGAACAACATCGGGACGACAAGGAAGTTCTGAAAAACACTGTGGATTGGAACTGGTTACAGAAGTATTTTGAAGAAAATCACGGTCCACAATAGAACAATTATAAATAACTGTAGTAATCACCTATGAACGAGAATGTCCATGGCTACAGTTAAAAACTTGGTGATTGACCAAGGAACAACATTTTCTTTGAGTATTACAGTCTCAGATGCTAACGCAAATGAAATTGATTTAACTGGTTACACACTCAGAGCTCAACTACGGAAAAGTTATGGAGCCACAAGCTACACATCATTTACCGTAGCTGCTGATGATCCAACAACAGGTGAGTTGACAATTTCTTTAACAGATGCACAAACATCAGCATTGAAAGCTGGTCGGTATGTTTATGATGTGGAAATTGTCGCACCTGTTGCTGATGGTAGCACAGTAACCCGGGTTCTAGAAGGCATCATCACAGTAACACCTGAGGTGACACGATAATGGCTTTACGAGTAACCGCAAACGCACAACCCAGTATCAACACAACAGTTCGGAAAGTAAACATTCCTTCTGTTAATCTTGAACAATTGAAAAATGTGGATTCAGCTGATTTAGAGGATGGCTATACTTTGGTATATGATGCAGCAACAGAAAAATGGGTAGCGCAAGCTGCAACAACAAATGTTGGTAACATAGACGGTGGAACATTCTAACAAAGTATAAACTCAAATCAGGAGTGCAGTAAATGACAGTAATTCAAATTAAGCGGTCAACAGGTTCTACCGCTCCAACAACAAGCGACCTTGCAGAAGGTGAATTGGCATATGCCGAAGACCGCACTGGTAGTGGTGCCAATGCTGTTCTGTACATTGAATCTGTAGCTTCAGATGGCACCACAGCAGTAATTGACAAGATTGGTGGTAAGTATTACACCAATACTGTTGACAGCTTCTTGGATCCACGTGATGGTACCGTGGGTGATGCTGTTGTTCTAAAAGATGCTGATGGTAGCAATACTGTTACATTGAAGGCAGCAGCAACAATTGCATCCAACGTAGCCTTCACACTTCCTGCTGCTGACGGTTCTGCAGGACAAATCTTAACCACAAACGGTTCAGGTGTTCTATCTTTTGCAGCACCTGCCTCATCATCATTAACATTGTCTGGTGATACTGGTACTGACACATTCAGCACTGGTCAAACATTAACATTCACCGGCGGTGAAGGTATTGATACTGCTGTCACAGACAATACTGTGACAATTTCAGCAGAAGATGCATCTGATACTAACAAGGGTGTAGCATCTTTCAATTCAACCAACTTCACAGTTTCTTCAGGTGCTGTAACCATCAACTCAGTACAAGGTACTAAGGTTGATATCACAGGTACAGGTTCTGTTTTAACTCTTGCTGATGATGATGAATTTCTAGTATATGACGCATCAGTGCCTGCCAATAAGAAAATCACAGCTGAAAATGTAGCTGATTATGTGTATGCAGGTTTCTCAGGTGACATCACTGTAACAGAAGCAGGTGTAGTAACCATTTCTGCTGACTCAGTGGCACTAGGTACTGACACCACAGGTAACTATGTGGCAGGTGTGTCTGGTACAGCCAATCAAATCTCCATCACAGGTTCAGGTTCAGAAAGTGCCACTGTAACTGTGGCATTGACCAACGATGTTGCATTAGTTGGTGATTTGACTGTTGGTGGTAATGACATCAAGATGTCAGGTGGCACAACTGCCATCACATTCTCAGGTTCAGGTGATGTTGCAGTAGCAGGTGATTTAACTGTTACAGGTAATGACATCAAGTCCTCATCAGCCACATCACTTACACTTTCAGGTGCAAACGTTGCTGTTGCCGGTGACTTAACAGTTACAGGAAACAACATCAAATCATCAGGTGGCACAACAGCTCTTACATTGTCAGGTGCTGATGTAACAGTTGCAGGTAACTTGACTGTTAACGGTTCATCAACAATTGTGAACTCAACAACAGTTTCCATTGATGACGTAATCTTGAAGTTGGCTGATGGTAACACAGCAAACTCAGTTGACACTGGTGTGTATGGTGAATATGTTGAAGCCGCAACCACAAAGTATGCCGGTTGGTTCCGTGATGCTTCAGATAGCAACATCTTCAAGTTCTTCGTAGGGTTACAAGCAGAACCTACAACCACAGTTAACACATCTGGTACTGGTTATTCAGTCGGTACCATTGTTGCCAACTTGACAGGTGGTACCGTCTCATCATTGGCATCAGCCATTGGCGTAGCAGATGGTGGTACTGGTGCTTCAACATTCACATCAAACGGTGTGTTGTATGGTAACGGAACAAGTGCCATCCAAGCCACAGCAGCAGGTACCAACGGATACTTCTTGTATTCCAACTCAGGCACACCTGCTTGGACAAACACAATTGACGGTGGAACCTACTAATAAATAATTGAGATTACATCATGGATTCACAGAAGTTTTTAAACAAGTATATACAAACTTTGGCCGAGCAAGTTAAGACATTAACAATGGAAAAAACCATGTTAGCGACTCAACTTGCTATGGCCCAAGAAGAACTACAAGAATTAAAAAATCAAGCAATACAACCGAAACCAGAAGAAAATAACGGTCAATGGCAGTCATAATTAAACCTAAAAGAAGTGAAATAAGTAGTGCAGTGCCCACAACAAGCAACCTTGTTGTGGGTGAAATGGCAGTTAACACGGCAGACAAGATAATCTATCTTCGTAATTCCAGTGATGTCATTGTACCAATTGCTAATTTTGCTGACATTCCTGCCAACCTTGAGGATCAAATTGATGCACTAGAAGCAGCAGTTGCTGCCATTGTGTTTCCTACGGGTGATTATGGTGATTTAACAACTGCTGGTGTAGATGCATTTGGACAATCCATTGACAGAACATTTGACTGCCTAACTGCACCGGTTGGTGCATTAGCTACTACTGATTTAGGGGCATTGACGTAAACGCCTAGGAGAATATAGATGCCAACACAGGTACAGTTTAGAAGAGGTACAACTGCTCAAAACAATTCATTCACTGGTGCTTCCGGTGAACTTAGTATTGATACCACACTGAATGTTCTACGAGTGCACGACGGTACTACAGCAGGTGGTCATGCATTACTTTCTGGAACATCAACTGTAACTCTTACTAACAAGACCATTAATTTAAGCAGTAACACCTTAACTGGTACTATTGCTGAATTTAATACTGCGTTGAGTGATGGAAGTTTTGCCACGTTGGCTGGCAGTGAAACACTAACCAATAAGACACTAACTACACCTGTCATCGCAGAAATTGATAACGCCTCAGACATCACATTGGATGCTGGCGGTGACATTATTCTTGATGCTGATGGCGCTGATGTTCTTCTTAAGGATGGAGGAACAACTTTCGGTAGTCTTTCACAAACAGGCGGTGAACTTGTTATTAAATCAGGTTCTACACCAACAACTGCCATCACCATGTCAGGTGCCAATGTTACCATTGCTGGTAACTTAACGGTATCCGGCTCCACTACTACGGTAAGTTCTAACACCATTTCTTTAGGTGATAGTATTGTATTGTTGAATGGTGATGCCACAGGCAGTGCATCTGAAAATGCTGGTATTGAAGTAGAACGCGGTGATGACACCAATGTTCTTCTTCGTTGGAATGAATCCACAGACACTTGGCAGTACACAGAAAACGGTACTGATTACTATAACATAGTAGGTACTTCTGCCACACAAACATTAACAAACAAGACATTAACAAGTCCAGTGATTGCCACAATTAGCAACACTGGAACTTTAACATTACCTACAAGCACCGATACTCTTGTGGGTCGTGGCACAACAGATACACTTACTAACAAAACATTAACAAGTCCTGTAGTTACCGGATTGACATTGAATGATGCAAGCATTGTGTTTGAAGGTTCCACCGCTGACAATTTTGAAACAACTGTAACGGTCACAGACCCAACTGCTGATAGAACCATCACAATTCCAGATGTTACTGGAACTGTGGTCACAACAGGCGATACAGGTTCTGTTACCTCTACGATGATTGCTGATGGCACCATTGTGAACGCTGACATCAGTGGATCTGCTTCTATTGAAGTTTCTAAATTGGCAGCATCCACCATCTCTGGCATCACTCTTGGTGGTAACTTGGCAACATTGACAATCGGCACAGGATTGTCAGGTACCAGCTACAATGGTTCTTCTGCAGTCACCATCGCTATTGATTCAACTGTTGCCACCTTAACAGGTACACAAACACTCACAGGTAAAACAATTGCCTTGGGTAGCAATACAGTTTCAGGAACAATTGCTGAATTCAATACTGCTGTTACTGATGCCGACTTTGCCACACTAGCCGGTAGTGAAACATTAACAAACAAGACATTAACAAGTCCAGTAATTTCTACTATTAGCAACACTGGAACTTTAACATTACCAACTTCCACAGATACATTGGTGGGTCGTGCTACAACTGACACCTTAACTAACAAGAGCATCAGTGGTAGCACCAACACTCTTAGCAACATTGGTAATTCATCATTAACAAACAGCAGCATCACCATCAATGGCACATCAACTGCACTTGGTGGTACCAGAACATTGGTTACTGATGATATTGCTGAAGATGGAAGCCCAGTCAATCTTTGGTATACAGATGCACGTGCACGTGGAGCAGTAAGTGCCACAGATGCCGGTGGTGATGGTAGCTTCAGTTACGATTCAGGTACAGGTGTGTTCACATACACAGGTCCTAGCGCCACAGAAGTGCGCGCTCATTTATCAGCAGGCACAGGATTAACATATACATCTGGTGCGTTTGCCATTGATTCAACTGTTGCCACATTAACTGGCTCACAAACATTAACCAACAAGACATTAACAACACCTGTTATCGCAGAAATTGATAGTGCTGCCGACATCACATTGGATGCCGCAGGAGACATCATTCTTGATGCAGATGGTGCCGATGTGTTGTTGAAGGATGGAGGCACAACATTTGGTGCCTTCACACAATCAGGTGGTGAACTTGTCATCAAGTCTGGTGCCACACCAACATCAGCCATCACCATGTCAGGTGCTGATGTCACAATTGCTGGTAACTTGACCGTTTCAGGTACCACAACAACTGTGAACAGCAACACGGTAACTATTGGCGACAACATCCTTGTGTTGAACAGTGATGAAGCTGGCACACCAAGTCAAAATGCTGGTATTGAAGTGGAACGTGGTACATCCACAAATGCCTCCATCACATGGGATGAATCCACAGATAGTTGGGGAGCCGGATTAACAGGCGCTGAAGTTCCACTTGTCACAACATCAGGTACACAAACACTCACCAACAAAACCATTGATGGAAGTCAATTAGTGGCTGGCTCTGTTGCCAATGCCAAGTTGACAAACAGCACCATTTCAGGTAAGGCACTAGGTACTAATCTTGATACCTTGACCATGGGTGTGTCCGGAACTGGATTGTCTGGTTCTGCAACATACAACGGTTCTGGCGCTTCAACATTCACTGTAACTAGCAATGCCACCAACGCCAACACCGTTTCAACAATTGTAGCCCGTGATGCCTCAGGAAACTTCAGCGCAGGCACCATCACCGCTACATTGTCAGGTAATGCTTCAACAGCAAGCGCCTGGGCAACAGGACGTACACTATCATTGACAGGGGATGTCACAGGTACTTCAGCATCATTTGATGGTTCTGGAAACATCTCAATCGCCACAACTATTGCTGCTGATAGTGTGGCACTTGGTACAGACACCACAGGTAACTATGTCGCCAGCATCACTAACGGTTCATACATCACTGGTGGTAACGGTGGTTCTGAAGGCGCAGGTTTAACACTTGCTGTAGACGCCACAAGTGCCAATACAGCATCTAAGGTTGTGGCACGTGATGCTTCAGGTAACTTCAGTGCAGGCACCATCACTGCTGCACTTTCTGGTAATGCATCAACTGCCACAACATTGGCAACAGCAAGAAACATTCAAGGTGTGTCATTCAACGGTTCTGCTGACATCACAGTAGTGACAGCAGGTACTGGTGTGTCTGTGTCAGGTACGGCAGTTAGCATCGGTCAAGCAGTTGCCACAAGTTCCAATGTGACATTTGCCAACATGACCTCAACTGGTGTGTTGACAGTTTCCAACGGTTCAACAACAGCCAACGGTATCAAGTTCGGTGCTGACCCAGGTGGTGGTTCAGGTGATATAGCACAAATTAATTATTATGCATCCACCGGTGAAACCACAGTTCTTCACATTCAATGTGATAATGACGCAGATGATACCATTAAACTTGATGGTAGTGGTGGTACCGATAACGTAGGTGCCTTCAGAGCCACAGGTGAAATCACCGCCTTCTATTCAGATGAACGCCTCAAGAATTTCTCTGGAAAGATTGATGGGGCATTAGATAAAGTGATGATGTTAAATGGTTACTACTACACAGAAAATGAACTGGCTAAGTCATTCGGATTCAAGAATGACAAACAACAAGTGGGTGTAAGCGCACAACAAGTACAAGCAGTTCTTCCAGAAGCAGTTCGTGTGGCACCATTTGTGAAAGAGCACCAAACAGAAACAGAATATCTTACTGTTCAATATGAAAAACTTGTCCCACTCTTGATTGAAGCCATCAAGGAACAACAAAAGAAGATTGAAGAATTAGAAGCTAAAATCAACAAGCAATAAGGTAACAATTCATGGCAATCACAACAAGAACGGAATTAAAAGATTATTGTCTCCGTCGCCTTGGGTATCCCGTTATTGAAATTAACGTTGATGATGACCAAGTGGAAGATAGAGTACAAGATGCCATTGATTATTGGAATGAATATCATTTCGACGGTGTGGAACGTGTATACTTGAAGGCGCAAGTTGAAGCATCTGAACTTCGTTTGTCTACAATTTTTGCAAGTCAATTCACTGTGAATGAAGTCATCACAGGTGCAACATCAGGTGCCACTGCAAAAGTATATGCAGTGAAAAGCAGCAACACGTTGAAAATTCGAGATGTGAATGGCACATTCAGTAATGGAGAAACCATCACAGGTAGTGAATCTGGCTTCTCTACAACGTTACACGCCACCACTGCCTATACAGAAAAAAGTTGGACATCAGGAGACTTCACGGTATCAGATGCTGTAACTGGCATCATTCGTGTTCTTCCTTTCGGTGACGCTGGTAGCAGCCGTGCCAACACCAACATCTTTGATGTGGTGTATCAATTCCGTTTGAATGATATGTACAATCTACTTTCATCTGATGTCATCTATTACAATCAAGTGAAGATGCATCTTCAATTATTGGATGATATGTTTGCCGGCTCCAGAAGTTTCTCTTTTAACAGAAAGAAAAACAGTATTCATTTAGATGTGAACATGGATGAAACATTTGAAGATGGTGATTACATTGTGTTTGAAGTGTATCGAGCACTAGATCCTGAAACGTATACAGAAATCTATAACGATATGTTTCTTCGCCGTTACGTGACCGCTCTTATTAAACGTCAATGGGGTGAGAACATGAAGAAGTTTGGTGGGATGCAACTTCCAGGCGGCGTCACAATGAACGGACAAGTCATCTTTGATGAAGCATTAGCAGAATTAAATGCACTAGAAACAGAAATGCAATCCAGATACGAGTTGCCTGTTGACTTCATGGTAGGCTAACATGGCCACCAATTTCTATTTTCAATCAGGTAGTACATCTGGAACCACAAATGAACAACGGCTTCTAGAAGACCTCATCATTGAAAGCATCAAGATTTACGGTCATGATGTTTACTATCTTCCACGCACATCTGTGAAGCAAGATGAAATTCTAGGTGAAGATGTATTAAGCCGCTTTGACAATGCCTATCCATTGGAAATGTATCTCACCAATGTTCAAGGGTGGGAAGGTGATGGTGAATTGTTCACCAAGTTTGGTATTCAAGTTACTGACCAAGCCACGTTCGTGGTATCAAAGCGTAGATGGGAAGATGTTGTAGGTAGTAATCCAGATGAATTGCTACAACTACCTTCTCGTCCTGCCGAAGGTGATTTAATATATTTTCCTCGAACAAATTCCATGTTCGAAATTAAATTCGTACAACATTTAAATCCTTTCTATCAACTAAACAAATTCTATATTTACAGCATGAGCTGTGAATTGTATCAATACAGTTCCGAGAAGTTTGAAACAGGTGTTGAAGAAATTGATGCTGCAGAAACAGCAAGCTCACAAGATGTGTTTGAATATAACATCTTGATGGAATCAGGAGATGAATTGTTACTACAATCAGGATTTAGCATTGTTCAAGAACAATTTGGTACCCGAGCATTGGTACCATTTAGTGACAACGCATCATTTGAAACTGAAGGCCAAGACATCTTGGATTTCACAGCTATAAATCCTTTCGGTGAATACTAATGTTCAAGAGCAAATATTTCTATCATCAACATATCAGAAAAGCTATTATTGCTTTTGGAACATTGTTCAACAGCATTCAAATACGTAGAAACAATGACGCAGATGAAACGGTGCAGAGTTTGTTTGTACCTTTAAGTTATGCTCCTAAGCAAAAATTCATTGACCGTATTCGTGAAGCTCCAGAACTAGAAACAGGTCGTGCCACATTTGCCATTACATTACCTAGAATAGGATTTGAAATTACCACATTCAATTATGATCCATCTAGAAAATTGGCAGTACGACAAAATGTTCGTGCAGTAGATGACTCTGGTACCACAGCTACAGGTGTTCGATATTCATTTGTGTCAACTCCATATAACATGGGTATTGGCATGAGTGTGTTTGCTAAAAACCAAGATGATGGATTGCAAATCATTGAACAAATTCTCCCATATTTCAATCCTGATTTCAACGTCACCATTAACACCATTCCAGAACTAGGTGTAAGAAATGACTTGCAAATTGTTTTGGAAAATGTTACATATCAAGATGAATGGGAAGGAAGTTTTGATAAACGACTCAGTGTAATCTGGGATTTGAATTTCACAGTGAAGTTAAATATGTATGGGTATGTTCGAGATGCCAATCTTATCAAGAAAGTTATTCAGAACATTTATGCAGATCCTGCTTTGGTTGAAGGACAAGTACCAACTAACAGTTTCATTGGTACTAAAATCACAACTGAACCAGATCCTACTGATGCGTTACCTACAGACGCATACGACTACATTCAAGAGTTTGATGAAATTTATACAGGTGAATAATGACATTTGATAATTTAAATGATAAGTTCAATGTGACAAAAATAGAGAATGAAACAGAAGTCATTGTTCCTGTTCCTTTAGATGATGATGCTGCTCATGCCAGAGAAACATTACGTAATCTCATCGACAAAGGAAATGAAGCCATTGATGGCATTCTCCATATCGCCAAAAACAGTGACCACCCACGTGCCTATGAAGTGGCAGGTCAATTGATTAAGACCGTTTCAGACACGGCAAAAGATTTGCTAGAAGTTCAAAAACGTAAAAAAGATTTAGAAAAAGAAGATAAACCAAAGATACAAACACAGAACAATTTGTTTGTTGGGTCAACTCATGAGTTATTGAAAGCCATGAAACAAGCTCAAGAACCAATACAAATAGAGAGTTCGAATGATTGATAAAGAAAGTTCATATCATGGCAATCCTAACTTAAAAGCAATTGGGTATCAGCATCAATTCACACCTGAAGAAATTCAAGAGTTTGTGAAATGCCAAAAAGATCCCATCTATTTCATTGAAACCTATTGTCACATTGTATCATTGGACAAAGGGTTAATTAAGTTTAAATTATATGATTGCCAGAGGAAAAAAGTAGAAGTGATTCTGAACAACAGAAAAGTGGTGTTGATGGAAGGGCGTCAGCAAGGGAAGACCATCACATCCGCCGCCTGTATTCTATGGTACACATTGTTTCAAGAAAGCAAAACGGTTGCCATTCTTGCCAACAAAGGAAGTGCCGCCCGAGAAGTTCTGGACCGGTATCAAATCATGTATGAACATCTCCCCATCTGGATGCAACAGGGTGTTCGTACTTGGAATAAAGGTAATGTGGAATTAGAGAACGGCAGTAAAGTGTTCACAGCCGCCACAACAGCATCTGGTATTCGTGGTAAATCTGTTAACTGGTTGTACATTGACGAAGCTGCCATTATTCCCAACAATGTTGCTGAAGAATTTTTTGCCTCAGTATACCCCACCATTTCTGCCGGTACCACCACAAAAATTCTGCTGACATCCACACCGTTAGGATACAATCATTTCTGGAAGTTCTGGAATGAAGCAGAAAAAGGCAAGAACGGCTTTGTGTCACATTTCATTCCTTATTGGGAAATTCCTGGGCGTGATGAAGTTTGGGCCGAAGAACAACTACGCACACTTGGAGAAGTGAAGTTCAATCAAGAAGTGTTATGTGAGTTTTTAGGGTCTAGCAACACGTTGATTAATGGAAGAACATTGGCACAAATGAGTAGCATGGATCCCTTCTATTACAATGACATGGGATTGATGTTATATGAAGAACCACAAGTAGGAAAAAATTATGTGATTACCGTGGACGTTTCACGTGGCGTAGGTGGTGACTATTCAGCCTTTACAATTGTTGATGTCACAGATATGCCATATAAGTTGGTGGGAAAGTTTAAAAACAACACTATTGCTCCCATGTTGTTTCCTGAAGTGATTCATAAAACAGCTAAAGATTACAATAACGCCATGGTGTTGGTGGAAACCAATGACATTGGTGGTCAGATTGCTGATATTTTGTATGCTGAATTGGAGTATGAAAACATACTGAGCACCATCAAGGAAAACAATCAAACATACATTAGTCCTGGATTTTCCAAGTCTACAACACTTGGCGTAAGAACCACCAAGACGGTGAAACGACAAGGGTGTTTCGCCATCAAGAGTTTACTGGAAGAGAAAAAACTAAATATATTTGACGCCGACACCATACATGAATTTTCAACATTCGTGGAGAAAAGTG